GCCATAGGGGCGCTTGAAGTTGGGACAACGCTTGAGCCGACATCGCCGCCTTCAGCGCGATAAGTGCGACCGCCGCGCTTTGCACCGGTTACCGACTTAATGCCAGCTTTTGAGCCCTCAGTGACCGTGTCCATGATGTCGCCACCAAAGGACTTCTTGATCTTACCACCACGCTTCATGCCGCCGATATGCTTGATGCCTTCGCGCTCTTCGTTGGCTTCCTTAACATTGCGGTTCACAAGGCTGTCAGCGCTCAGGGCGCGACCACCGCTCTTGCGGGCCTTACGGTCGGCGCGAAACTTGGCGACCATACCGGGGTTTGCCACCGTCTTGCCGCCACGCTTGAACTGGCGCTTTGAGATCGGGCGCATACCCGTCTTGATATCGGCATTTTGAGCGTCTGGTACAGTGTAACCAGAGGCATCAACGGGTCCAGAAACAGCCTTGATAAGGCGCTGGGCTTTGTCTTTCATCGCCTTGCGGGCGGTCTTAGCTGTTTCTGACATGGCAGTTCCCTAGGGTTATCCCGGCGTCCCGGTAGTAATGGGGCAAAACATAGCACATTGTCCATCAAGTGCGAGACGGTTTTTTGATCTGCTGTGTTACACGCAAGGCCCTCTGGACTATGTCCTGCTCCATAGGGCTTTTGTTTTTCTTGTATCCGCGCTTTTCATCGGCCTCATTTTCTTCATTTAAGCCTTTATGGGCATTGTGAAGTTGGACCTCAAAGCTTTGCGAAGGGAAGGCAGTGGTGTCAAATTCATCATCATGGCGATGAACGGATCCACCACGGGCATACTTTCCAGCAGGATTAACGGGTGGCTTATATTCATTTCCCCTTGCCGCTTCTTGCTGATGAGGGGGGTCAATCTCATACTCACCATTGTTTTCAACGGCATGCTTTATGTGATCTTGACCAACATGGTGGGTAAATGAGGCTTGACGCTCTATGCCGCTAGTGGACTTTGTAGGCGTCGTCAAAACAATTGCCCCAGCTTTTTTGCCGTTTTTGGTTTTAAAGCGATCTTTTGGCAAGAAATCATCATCTTTAAATCTGGAATCGGTTGGGATCATATGATCTGACCCGTCATCATTCTTGCCAACCTTCACATATCTAGGGTGCAGAATGTGTTGCTTTTGATAGTCATACCTTAAGCCGTTAAGCGTGGCATGGCCGTAATGAGCCTTGTCCGCCGTGGTTTGCTTGCCCTCGCCGTCAAAGTGCCCTTCAGGCCCTTCAGTCCTTTCGCTAGGCGAAAGCTCTGAATGATCACGACCCGTTGACCAGTATTTTGCATGAGTGATTGATTTTTGAAGCGCCGCATCCGTTAATGAATCGCGGGCAACGTCTGTGACCATGTATGAGTTTTTAGGTGGCGTCTTACGCCCCTCATCATTCACAAAGTCTTTTCCACCGGCATCAGCAGCCGTTATTGTTGAGCGGATCCGCTGCCGGTCCCTCTTGATGTTTTCAGATATGGACGCGCCTAATTTGGTTTTTGGACCAATATTGGAATGCGTTATGTAGTAACCATTTTCAGGGTCATGAAGTTCTGTGGTTTTTCCATAAGAATTAGCGATCATAGGGGGAAGGCTAGATTCCTTCCGTTGGCTGTTTAGCCCCTTGATTGCGTACCTAGTTGACCTGTCGGTTTCATCCAAGACGTTAGGCCTAAATAAAACAACATTATTGGTTTTGTCCGCTTTCTTTGCCGCATCACGAAGAGAGCCCGTATGCGCCAAAATCCAATCCTTAGTCATGGCGGGGTCATGCTTGGCCTGTGTGTGCGAGGCCCGCCTTACTGCCGCGCCAACATATTGCGCTTCAGCTTTGGGTGCAAAACACATGCCGCGCCGAGTATCAACAATACCGTTCTTATCGACGCCGCCGCCGCATCCCGATGTTTGGCCGGGGCAGGTGTTTAAAACATGAATTTTTTGATCGTCACCAGCGCCAGAAGAATAAACGGCATGCCCTGCGGTCCCCTTGGCTCCATAGGCAACATATGAGCGGCCCTGATCATCATACTCATGCTTTACGGTATCAAGCTTCTCACCCTCATCAAGCGTGTTTGCCGTCTTGCCAATGTGCCTTGCTGCCCTGAGCCGTGCCAGTGCCGCTTTTTCATCGCTAATTTGCTGAGAAACGGGCTTGTTAAAATGCTCTTCCAAGGCATCTTTATGCGCTTTTTCAATTTGACCCACATTAAGGGGTGCGCGAGGCTCGCTTCCATAAACATCAGCGCGGGCGTCATTAACCTCATTCATTCCGGCAATTCTGCCGTTTTTACCATTGCCGCCCTCCCACATATGGCGAGGCACAATAATGCCCTTAACGCCGCCGGGGCCTTGAGCATCAAATTTAATGCGTAATGGATTTGACGTTTCGCTTATTGGGGCGGTCCTTTGACCATTATTGATTAGGTTATATTTTTTAGGCTCAGTCTCTCCACCATCTGCGCGATGCAAGGCCGTTGCGGTCATAAGAGCACGACGAATAGCTTTTTGTTTGTCCATAACAAGTCCCCCACCAGCATAGCTGTCTGGCGTGTTGTAAATTGATCCCGTCTCTGGGAATTTATCGTCACCGTCGCCATCAATTGCGCCATTTTGGAGGTTTGGGTTCACAGCGCCGCCATCAGCGTATGTTGTTGGCTCAACCTCACCACCAAGGGCGTATTTGCGATTAATTTTTACGCGCTTTGGGTCTTGAACTGTATAGTTGTGCGTATCCCAACTAGGCGCAATTTGGCTGTCGCCAGCCTTCCACTTGATGCCATGAACATCATGCTTATCAAAAAAGCGATTAATGGCATCGTAATCTATTTCTGTGGAGCTTGGGTCAAGGTGAAGCCTATTAGTGTCAGGCATTTGATGCTCATCAAGAATTTTAACTGTATGATAAATATCACTGCCCTTGCTCTTAGCATCCAAGTGCCAAGCTGGATGGCTGTCTTTAGTTTTTTCATTTATTTCATCAGCCATGCGCCTGACATTTTCTGGCTGCTTTTCCAAAGGCTCGTGCCAATGAATCATTTTGTTGGGGTCAGCGTTTAATTCCACCTCATACATATGGCCATGAGGCCGCCCTCTGTACCCCTGCTCCAAGGCATCAGCACCGCCCAAAAGTGCGCGTTTATTCTCGTGGATTTCATTTAACGATTTTTGTAAATAACTTTTATATTCAGGATTTGTCTCATTATTAACAGCATCTGTATAATCGGCAATTGCGTCATCAGAATCTTTTCCGCCGTGCCACCTCCAATTGCCAATTCTGTCTTCAATGTCTGAGCGATTTGGTGCCCCATCATAAGTTTTGTAAAATCCTCTTAGCAACTTAGTGGCTGGATGATTTTCTGGTAAAACGTCGCCATTTTTGTTTACAAAGCTAAGTTGACCCTTAGCCTTGGCGGCGCGGTTACGGTACGTTTTAGCAACCCCTTCGTCTTCGGCAAAATTCAAACCGTGACCAAAAGCGGATCCACCATAGCCGGTGCCTGAATGACCAGTTGAAAACTCATCAAAATCATTTGGGCCACCATGATAAGCCTTTATGGGCTCAACCTCACCACCGTCAGCAAAGGCCTTAAAGCCGCGCTTAAGGATGCCCTCACGCATGCGCGGGGTGATGGTTAAGCCGGGAAGGGTTATGTGTTCACCTTTATTGCTACCCTCAACAACATGATGATCTAGTTGGGCTTCTGGATCATGCTCACGGGCAAGCTTAATCAGGCGCTGGGGCAAAAGCTTATCGTAATAGCCTGTCATGCCCTCGTTGCCTGACCTTAAATCAAGCCCAGAAAGCTGTACTGATTTTCCAAGGGCGCGCTCGGTAACTGGCCTTACGCCCAAATCTTTCCGCATATTTTCTGGATATTGGTTAATTGCGGCATGCGCCTCTTCTTCCGTATCATGACCGCTTCCACCGTGTAATGAAGATAAGTTGTAAACCTGATGCCTGTTAACAGTTTTGGGCCAAGATATTTGAGATCTAATTTTATCTGCAATATCTCTGCCAACGTGTTCATCTAATTCATGACTATGAATTTCACTGTCAAATAAAATTTCTTCATCGTCGGGGGAGACTGTAACTAATCGAAGGGTTTTCTTATCGGGATCTTTAGGGTGCGCCTCTAAATATCCAATAGATTGTCCGATATTGTACCTTTTAGCCTGCTCATCTCCGGGAGTATAAACAAGCTTATCATGGCCACCTCGCGCGGCCTCAATAAGCGCCCGCTTTAATCCGAGATCGGTCCAGTTTTCGGTTTTATTGATGTATGGGCCTTCAGGAACAGTTCGGCCCATGGCCGCAAACCTTTCAGCATGATCATCTGCTTCATTAAAAGCCTGTTTAGCTTCATGATAAGCCTGCGCGGCTTGCTGCACATCAGGATGACTCATATCATCATGACTATGCATAGCATTTGAAAGTTCTTTTTCGCGTTGTTTAAATTTAGAGCGAGAAACAACAACTGCTCTTTCGGCATTTTTTCGGTCGGCAATTTCAGAATGACTTAGTGTCCCATATTTTCTTGCATTCTGCCCCCAGTCGCTTTGCAACTCTTCAAGGTGCAAGGCCTTTTCGCCTTCGGGCGTGTCCCGATCAGACATGCGAAGGTGGGCCAATACATTGGGCGTGTCCCAATGAGAGGAATTATAATCCGCCTCTCGGCCTCGGTCTGCATTTTGAACAATAAATCGCTGCTGTATTGTTAATGGTTCAGTAAATCCTTTTTCTTTTAGAATATTAGAAAAAGATTTTTGTTTTTGTGGCAAGTGCATCAGCACTTCACGGTAATTATTACCGCCGGGAATTGTTTGGTTTTCGTATCGCGGACCACCAGTAGTGGACCAATCATTATCTGCTGATGGCGGCTTATGCCCTAGCGTTGTTTCTTTTATATTAGGCATATTGTCTTGAAAATGTTGCGCCAGATCATCTTTGGCTATGCCAGATTGACCGGCAAACTTGTCCTGCGCCCCAGACCAATGAAGCTCATCCTTCTTCACTCCCGGTGCCGTAGAGACGGCGCGAAGCATGTCTTGTGGCAAACCTTTGGCTTGTTTTAGCGTATTAGCAGCCTTAGCCGCTTGGCTGTATAGCCCCATGTCATTAAGGTTATTGGTGTCATCAACCTGACCACCATCGGCCCGCACCAATGGAATCGGCTCCCCCGGAACGGGGATCGATACCCCGGCAAATCCGGGCTCGGCCTTGGCAGCGATCTGCTTGGCTAAAAGCAGGGCGCGGAGCATGGCTGGGTGATCAGGAACCATCTGGCAGACCCTTTATTCCAATTTCTTGTTCGATAGGCTTAATCTCACCCTCTGCCAACCCGGCAGCTTCAGGGTGAAGCATGATATCACGAGCAAGCTGAAGAACTTGCACACGCTCACGGCTCTGGCGATCCAGATCGCGGTTCACGTCTTCATTGTCACGTTCAGAATGCTTGATGCCAAGTTCAGCCCGGCGCGTTTCGGCATCCATAAGCTTGGTCTTGGCGGTTATATCATCAAGCGGGTTCTGCTGTTGCTGACCGCCGCCCAGACCAGACTTAGGCGCAAAGGCCCCCTGCTCGATCTTGGCTTGGACCTCCATCATCTTGGCTTGAGAATCTAGGGTCTTGGCATCAGCCTCCTGCTTCTGGGTTGCGATATCGCCCATGATCTTCTTAAGCTCAGGTGGCGGCTCTTGCTGCGCCTGCGGCGGCGCGAAGAACTGGGCTGGATTGCTAAACCCAATGGCCTGAATGGCCACCGTATCAATCGCAATCGGATCATACATAGACGGATTAGCGGCCTGCAATTGCTTCAGGGCCATAATTTTCATGACGCGCTGACCATGATTGGCCGTATTGGGGTCGGCCTGCGGAACCAGATCGCAATTATCCAGAGCCGCGAGGAAGGTCTGCTGGTCCCATGCCGTCTTAGACGGCCCCTTGCGCTGCCAGAAGGCGTCTGGGTTATCCCTGAAGCATTCCACAAGCAATTGGAACTCTTGCGCCTGTGAAGCGTGTAGGCGCTTGTGGACGCTATCCAGAACCTTGGTGGCCTGCTCAAGCAGCGCCATGGTCGTGCCCACCGGCGCGTCTGCCCGGCCCTCACCGACTTGAAGCTCAGACGTGCCCCCGATCCGCATGCCGGTCATGGCCATGTCGCTGACCAATTGCATCAAGGCTTGGCTTGGTGGCTGATAAGGGAGGGGCATGACGGCTTGCGAAATAGGCAGACCGCCTGTTTTGACCAATGCGCCGCCGCCCGGCGGAACGCGGAATATGTTCGTGTTCTGGCGGGCACCTGTGTCGGCCATAAGGAAGCCGGGGAAGTTTGAATACATACCAGCGTCAAGAAGTTCGCGCCAAGCTGCGGTGATGGCATTTGTCGTGTTCCCCAAAATGTGCAAAAGGCCGATACCGTAGAAGCCCATGCCCGGAACAAAGGTATATTGGATAAAAGTCGTGCGGGCTTCCGGCAGGATCAGATCATTTTCATTGTAATTGCGAACAATTGACAAAATCTGGCGAGAAGACACGTCAATTGTCACCCGATACGGAATTTCCAGACCGCTGATCTTGCCTTTGTGCTTATGCTCAAAGCCAGAGATATCTAATTCGCAATAACACTCGTAAATCTCACGATCCCGGTCTGCCGGGCGGCTTTCATCAGAAGAAAGTCCCTGTTGGGCCTTTTCTTCGCGCTGCAGGCTGTCAAGCTTAGGGGCGTTGGGCTGGCTCAGTTCAATATCGCGGTAAATCTCAAGGATCTGCATGCGCTTGACCATAGATGGCCGCATAAAGACCCGGTGGGTCACGCGCTTG